CGTCGATGCCAATCGTCACGGCATCAGGATTTTCAATTTCAATTTCGATGGGTTCTTGGCCTTGGGCCAGTTCATCGATTCCTTGGGGAGCTTCGTACAGAGCTTTGTCGATTGCCATGTTTATTCCTTAAATTGTTTTGCTTCCGCCCTGCAAGGGCTTGTCAATCATCCCGCCTTTTGCATGTTTGGCGTAACCTTGCAACTGAGCTTGCATTTTTCTGATGGGGTCCATCATTGGATTGGACAGTGGATTAAGAATTGGCATATTGTCGCTACTTACCGATCCGACGCCGCCCTTTGGAATTACTTCTGTAATCTGATTTCCAAAGTGGATGTTACGCGCTTTGCTGCCTTTTGGGCTTTCAGAGCTGCCGTAAATTTCAACCGGATGCAAACCAACCGCCGGTTTTAAAGATACTGGAACACGGGAAACCGTATCTCCAGCTTTGTAAACTTTTCCTTCTGGAACCCATTTTGATGGCGGGATTACATGATCTTCCGCCATTTGTACAAGCGCATTGCCTGTAAATTTTCCATTGTCCATTTCTGGAATTAGACGAGTAGCTGTGTTTTCATCTTGAATCCAAGAACCAACAGCGTTAGTTGCTTTTGGATCCATGTACAAAGTTTTTGTAGATGACGGCTGAATTCCGGTGGTTGTATCTGAATGGTTTGCGCCGCTGCGATTACGAATGGTTGTGCCATCATCCAAATGTGCATATGTAGACCCGCGCGATGTTTTGAACATTGAGTCAACATTTTCCATGTCTTCAAATGGTGCGTAATCCATGTCAGCCATTTTGAATTCCTGTTAATAGTAAGAGCGCGAGCGGCGCTTGACTTTGATGTCGTCTTCTTCGTCAGAGTCTAGTCTGATAAAGCCGCCTTGACGGAAACGGATGAGCGCTTGGGTTGAAGAGTCAACCAAGTCGTCGTGTGCTGCATTTGGAAACGATGCCATCTGTTCGATCACTTCGTGTGCCCATCTCATGTCTGGAGCCCATACTTTACCCGAACGGAACAGGTCCGTCACGGAATTTAAACGCACGAATTTATCGTTGCCGCGCACCGGATTGTATGGGTACACCGTAATGCCCATGCGTTGCAATTCAAAAATAAGTGGCGACCCAGCCGCTTTGGCTTCAATCACGCACGTATCAGGCTGCCATTCCCTGTACATCTCAATGGCTTTGTCCTTCAATTCCGGGAACTCCATGCGCTCCTGAAAAGCATCGAGCAGAATAATGTTTGGGTCGTTTTGGTTTTCGTCTTTGTAGAAAACACCCCACGTCGTGCATGCCGAATAGTCAGACCGTTCATTTTTTGTGAACGCCGTGTCCCAAGATTGGATGATGAACTCACATGGCGGCGCGCGCTCGCCCTCCCACATCTTCCACCACTCCCGTTTGACCAGAGCACCTTCTTCGCCCGTTGGCCTTTGTTGATACTGAGCATTCCACTTGGAAGGTGGCAACTCCTCCCGCAAAGCTTCAAGTTCTTTGATCGACCAAAATTCTGGCCATAGGGGATTACCCGAAGGTAAGATTGCCGGCAGTTCAATGATGTCCCAATCTTCTCCAGTACTACGTTTCATTGCGTCCGCAAGTACCCGCCCCGTAAGGTCATTTTCCGCCCAGCGTGTGTTGTGACTAACTATGCCGTTGGCAATAAAATTTTCAGTTTTATCAATTTCAACATCAAATACCTCCTCTTCTCCATCAGGCAGGATTGCCACTATTGGGTCTGCTGTGAAGTCGGAGATACGATGCAGCTCTGTCAAGTACATCTGCTGTTTTTCCATAACCGACCGCAAGATTGCAGTCATTGCAGAGTAGTCCTCTGACCTTTCCCGTTTCATGGTTGTGGTCGATGCACAACTTTCCATTCCAATGCGCTCTGGTGTTTGTGTTTGACGGAGACTGGCCACAGACATCGCAGCAGTTACCACGTTCCGCCACCATTGCTTCATACTGCTCAAGGGTAATCCCGTACCGGTGTTTAATACGCCTAGCTCTGTTTTTTTCTGAAGATGGTTTTGCTGGTGGAAATTGTTTGATGTAGTGTTTACTGCATAAGCCACGACTTGAAGCAGGGTTTTTACATTCTTCAATAAGGCACGTAAACCCTTTCCATTTCCCATGATGCCCCAATGGTTGTATTGGCGCATTGGGGTTTTTGCGATGGTATGCGTCTTTGGCTTGGCATGGATGGCACCTTCCGGGTTTTCTTTTTGATCTTGATGGTCGTTCGCATCCTTCAACGATACAAGTAAATCCCCCACCTTCAGATTGTTTAGTCTTGTCCATTCAAGTACTCCTTCATTTATTACAAGAAACGGATGCCTCTCGTTTGCACGAAGAATTTTACCAGATAATGTTTGCACCTTGTATATGGAATCAATACCACTTGACCGCCAATTATTAACTTTGCTTGTTGACAACTTCCCGTTGTCAAATGTAGCTACTTGATCTCCGGGGCAAAGATCACGCAAAAATTTTTTAGAGCCATCCGCCATAAGAACTGACGTATCTCCAGTCATACACATCACCATCACGATGGTTCCGCCCGGCTGTAAACGTTGCCGGGGACCAGATGTGTACCACTCATAGACTTTTTGGTAGACCTCTGGGTTGCCAGCGGCCAGTGCAGCTTCTTGTTCGGAATGGGGGTCGTCGATGATCACAATGTCACCGCCCTTACCCGTCACCGTACCGCCCACGCCAATCGCAAAATACTCGCCGTTTTTATTTGTGCTCCAGCGCCCCGCCGCCTTGCTATCTTGCCGCAGTGAAACGTCAGGAAATACTTTCGAATATGTTTCTGAGCCAACCAAGTTACGAACCTTACGGCCAAACCCCACAGCCAACTCACCAGTGTTAGAACATTGGATAATTTTTTTGTGTGGAAATTTGCCAAGGAACCAGCTTGGAAAAAGGTACGACGCAAACTCAGACTTTGTATGGCGCGGCGGCATATTAATAATCACGCGCTTCAATGTGCCATCGGCGATAGCTTCGAATTTTTTTGCCATCAGAGCATGATGCCGGCCATGAATAAACCCCGGCCACATCAACTTCACATATTCCATGAAATTTTTTTGAGCCTTCTCCCTCACCAGCGCCGACTGATACGTCTCCACTTCATCCAGCAACGAGTCATACATCGCCGGATCCAATTTTGAAATCAGCTCTTTCAATGCTTCAGGCGTAACATCACTCATTCTATATTCCTAAAATTTATATAGACCGGCCGAATGCTTCGTTTTCGTTCTAAGCGTTTTAGAACCCCGAGCTTCACCAACCTATCCACAATCTCTTTCGTATTCCCAATACCCGTCTTCCCACGGATATCCGCAATCTGCCTAAGCGTAGGGCTATGCCCCCACTTCTTCCACCATTCATCAACAATCAAAAAAACTTCCCTCTGCGCCGGGCTCATATCTCTCTCCAAACATTCTTCAAACGTCAACTTCTTCCTCGTTGCCATCTTCCGATTAATCTGTAATCGCGTGTAAACGTTTCCACGCGCCTCCCATAAGTTCTCATTTTTCAAAATATATACCCCCGGGGTGTTTGATTAAGTTTTACTACCGGGGGGTGTTTCCATGAGCTCAGATTCGAGGCTGGCTGGAAAATCGATGGGGGTGGATTTTTCTGGTGTGTGAGTGTCTGACATAGTATGTATGGATCCATGGGACTCCTTTGCGCCTGATTCGGGGGTATGGAGGTCGCGCTCGGCGTCTGCCACATTTTCAGGGGTGGCCTCGTTGCTGGAGTCGTTGCCACTGTCGGCGCGAATCTCACGTATTAGCGAATCGACGTCCTTCACTTCGGCGTCCGTTGCGCCCTGCATCATCAGGCCGCGCAGCTTAGCCATCAGTTCGGTCTTCGCGTCTTCGCTGGTTTTGATTACACGATGTTCAGTTCTAGTAACGAAGGCGCCGACTTCTGCCACTGAGCCCAATACCTTAGCTGCGGCCACTTTGGTGGCTGGTTTGACGTCAGGGTCAATCACGGTCTGGACAAGAGAATGAATAACTAGGGCTCTTAATTGCGCGGGAGTTTG